GGCCGGTGGTGAACGTGAACTTCGACGACGAGTTCGAGCAGAAAGGGATGACTGTAAGGAAGACCGTCGACGAGTGTCTGGCCGGGATGAATGCGACGAAGGTTGTTTCTGTGCGGGTAGGGTGTAAGGAATACGAGCAAGAGGAAGTTCCTGATTGGAATGCCAGGTACAAGTATTTCAGGATGATGATGGAGTTGCGAGGGTATATTGAGAAAGAATCGAAGAAAGAGAATAATATATTTATTATTGGTTCGTTAGCGTCGAGGATTAAGAAAGCGAGGGAGGCGAGGGAAGACCAGATACGGGTAAACGGTGCGAGGGAAAGCGCCGGCAAGGTTATAATTGACGCAGATTATATTCCCGACGAGGAAAATCCTTTTACTCAGCCTATGCGGTCAAGGAAAGAGGTAATGCAGAATGCCTGATTATAAAGGAAAAGAGCGAAGGAAAGAGCCGCGGCAGAAATGTTCTTTTAGTGCGAGGATAAGGCCGGATAAGGTTCCTGACCTTAGGACTAATCTTGTTTTCAGGAAAGGAACGAAATTTGTCTGCGAGCTTAAATCTTACGAAAAAGTTTACGGAATTCAGAACAACCATATAATAACAAGCCTGAGAGTGATACCGTTAAATGGACGATAAAGTTCAGCTCGAGAAAATGCTCGTCGAGGATATGGGTCGATACTCAAAAGACCCGCTGGGATGGGTTCTTTACGCTTTCCCGTGGGGGGAAGGCGAGCTGGAAAAATTCGACGGGCCGGATAAATGGCAAGTCGATGTTCTCACCGAAATAAGTACCAAACTCAAAGAAAACATCATTCAGGATTTTAGTGAAGTCGTTCGTCTGGCTGTAGCGTCTGGGAACGGGCCGGGGAAAACGTGTTTGGTCGCTTGGATAATTTTGTGGGGGATGGCGACGTTCGAAGACACCAGAGGTGTTGTAACGGCGAACACAGAAAATCAGTTAAGGACAAAAACTTGGGCGGAGTTATCAAAGTGGCACCGCCTTTCTATTTGCGAACATTGGTTCACGGTAACAGCGACGGCGATTTATTCGACTGACCCTAAACACGAGCGGACGTGGCGAATTGACCAGATTCCATGGAGCGAGAATAAACCGGAAGCTTTTGCCGGTCTGCATAACGCCGGACGGCGTGTTATTTTGATTTTTGACGAGGCGTCATCTATTCCTGACATTATTTGGGAAACAGCGGAAGGTGCGATGACGGATATGGATACTGAAATTATTTGGGCGGTCTTTGGGAACCCGACGAGAAACTCTGGTAAATTCCATTCGTGCTTTAATGGGCAAAGGCACCGGTGGTACAATCGACACATTGACACCCGCACATGCAAATACACGAATAAGCGACAAATTCAAAAATGGGTTGAAGACTATGGTGAGGACAGCGACTTCGTGCGGGTTCACGTTAAGGGCATGTTCCCACACACTTCGTCGATGCAATTCATTCCGACGAATCTCGTGAGTGAGGCGAGAGGAAGACACCTTCGGCCGGAACAATATAATTTTGCTCCGGTTATTATTGGCGTTGACCCTTCTTGGTCAGCAGACGACGAGACGGTTATTTTTTTACGTCAGGGGTTAATGTCGAAGGTTTTGGGCGTTTATCAAAAGGTGTGCGATGACGGTATTATTGCCGGGTATATCGCAAAGTTCGAAGACGAGTATAAGGCCGATGCGGTGTTCATTGACCTTGGCTGGGGAACTGGTATTTACTCGATGGGAAAACAAATGGGCAGACAATGGAAACTTGTAGCTTTTGGCGGGAAATCTTCTGACGACAGTTTAATGAACAAGAGAACGCAGATGTGGGACGGAATTAAGCGGTGGCTACAAGAAGGCGGGGCGTTGCCGGACGACCCGGTTATATGTAATGATTTAACGGGCGTTGAGTATGTTGTTGGTCAGACAGGCCCCAACATGGGAAAGACGGGTCTGGAGTCAAAGAAGGACATGAAGGACAGAGGATTATCTTCGCCAAATCGAGGAGACGCATTGGCTCTGACATTTGCCTTCCCCGTTCGCAGCAAGGGCCAGCGTCTCTTTGATGAAAGAATTCATGGGTCGGGTCAAGCTTATGACCCGTTAAAAGGTAATATTCAAGGGATGGACGGGAGAGGGTATAGCCCTCTTTCTCCTTTATCTCAAGGGTCATTAAATTAAAAAGGAGACACAAACATGTGCTGGGGTAAAAAACAAACTTATGAAGCTCCCAAACAACCTGAACCTGCTCCTATGCCAGTCGCTCCTTCTGAGATTGAACCTCAGGTTACGAGCGAAGAAAGACGGCAACGTGTAGAACGATTAAGGCGAGGGCTTGTTTCGACCATTAAGACTTCTTCTCGTGGCCTTACTGGAACTGGGCCTGACTTGGCAACTCAAACTTTAACTGGCAAAAAAACTTTGGGGTAGAGATGAGACTTGACTTTACAACAAAAGAGAAGCTGAAGAAAAGGTTTACGTTCATTGAGCGTGCAGCAGATACATGGCTGGCTTCGTTTAAGAGCCTAAAGACCTACGTCAATCAGACGAGGGGAAGGTTCAATGAGATTCCTAACAGCGGGAAGATGATTGACCATCAGGTTATTCTCGACGGGCATGCGACGCAAGACTTAAGGATTCTGGCAAGCGGGATGCAATCGGGAATGACTTCTCCGACGAGGCCTTGGTTCGAACTTGCTATTGACGATGATTATTTAATGAAAGACCGTCAGGTACGCATGTGGCTCGATGAGGTTGCTGCGATTATGTTCAGGATTATTGGCGACAGCAATGTTTACGGAACGTTTTATTCGATGTATGAGGAGCTTGGACAGTTCGGGACTGCGGCTTCGGCATTTCTTGAAGACGACGAAAAAGTTATTCGTGGTCGTCCTTTTACTTGCGGGGAATACTTCTTAAAGGTAAATGAGAAAGGAATTGTCGACGGGTTTGCAAGGAAGTTTATGATGACAGTTGACAATATGGTGCGGATGTTCAGGAAAGAGAACTGCTCGATTCAGGTTCAGCAAAAATATGACAACGGTCAGACAGAAGATTACATTAAGGTTTTTCATCTTATTGAACCTAATGATAAAAGAATTCCCGGACAGCTTGGGTTTAAGAACATGCCGTTCAGGTCTGTTTACTGGGAAAGCAATAACGAAGAAGAAGTTTTGTCTATCGGCGGGTTCGAAGAATTCCCGGTCGTTGCTCCTCGGTGGGATACGGTTACCACTGAACAGGTTTATGGGTACGGCCCGGGCTGGTATGCTCTTGGGAACATTAAGCAGTTACAAAAGACAATTCTGGATAAACTTAACGCCAAAGAAAAGAGCCATAACCCTCCAATGCAGAGAGATGCGTCGGTTGAGGGACAGGCTAACCTTTTGCCGGGCGGCGTAACAGCAACTTCTTCTACCCTACCTAACGGCGGACTTAGGCCAGCTTATCAAATCAACGCACAGCTTGAATCGTTCATTGAACTTATCAATGAACTTAAGGCTTCGATTGACAAGGATTTCTTTGTCAACCTGTTCTTTATGATGGTCAACTTCGATAAGTCTAATATGACAGCGACGGAAGTTGCAGAGCGCCAACAAGAGAAGGTCATGATGATGGGGCCTGTGCTTGAGAAGCTTCAATCTGAAATGCTTGACCCGTTCCTTGAAAGGCTGTTTGGTATTCTTCAGAGGAACTATCTTATCCCTGAACCACCTGACGCTCTATCCGGGATGACAATTAAACCTGTTTACATTTCTATTTTGGCTCAGGCACAAAAAGCTATTGGTGTAAATTCAATCAGCAGAGTCATTGGGTTTATTAATGGCGTTCTTCCTCTTAAACAGGATGCTGCGGATGTTTATGACATTGACGAGGCCATCCGTGAAGTCGCTCTTATGGAAGGAACGCCGGCCAAACTTATAAGGGAAATTGAAACTGTTCAACAAATCAGGAAGAACCGAGCGGAAGCTCAAGCCCAGCAAGAGCAAATGGAAGTGGCAACAAAATCTGCTGAAGCGGCAAAGAAGCTTTCTCAGGCAAAGCTCGACGACAATAACGTTCTTTCTCAGGTAGCGGGAGCATAAAATGGACTTTCCACATTCTGAAAGAGAACGACTGATTAAATCTCACGAGGAAGATATTCTCCGTAGGAACAAAAGCGATATTAAGAAAATATTAAGCTTGCCTGAAGGCCGAAGGATTGTTTGGCGGATTCTTGGCAAATCAAAAATGTTCCATTCTTGCTTTACGGGGAACTCAACCACGTTTTATAATGAGGGAGCCAGAGATTTAGGGCTTTCTATTACAGAGTGGA